GGGATTGTTTTTCTTAGAAAGTCTTCATTATGTAGGAGATTTCTGAGGACCAGAAATTCAATGTTGTCCATCATCGATAATGCAAATAGGTGCTGAGAATATATTTGGTGTTACTCACCGGTGGTTCACCACGATGAGGATACATCCAAAGAGGAGGAAAGATGAGCAATTTACCTTGCTCTGGTTTAATTGTCATGCTTTCAAAAGTTGTTTCTCCTCCCTCATCAACATCATTTAGATACCACATAAAAGATAAGAACCTCCGTGCAGAGGGGTGATCACCCACATCAACATGCGTGTCAAATCTCTCTTGGCCTCCAGGATTATATCTCTTTATCCTGAATTGTTCAAAAGAGTGTTTCTCTGGGAAAACTCTTTTGTCAACAAACTCATAATAATCATCACGGTGAGCAAACGTGTTCTGAATGAGTTTGTTGTGAAGGTCCTTATGTTGCTCTGAAATCGCAGTCAGATTGAGTTGAGTGAAGCAGGGTTTCTTATTCTCATCAATCTTCTCCTGTTTATCTTCGTTAGATTCAAAAACTTCAATTAAGTCTTTGCAAGTCTTCGAATCTAAAACATTATCATAAACACGGATCAAATCATCAAGACGAACCATAACTAAACTCTTTCTTGGCAATCTCGTCCAGTTTCTCCATCACTTCAGGAGTAAAGTACTCCTCAGGTTCTTTGAGAATTTGCTTGGCATAGACTTTCTTACCATCGATTTCATATCGTCCTGCGACATTCTTCCAAAGTCCACCGAGTTCACCGAGTTCAAGAAGACCATAATAACGATCGAGACCACGCTCATCATAATAAAGACGGACTTCAACATCTTTGTTCTCCTTACTTAGACGCGACTTAGCAGTCTTAGCTTTGATAATGTTTCCGATAACTTCTTTACCATCCTTTTCTTTCTTTTTTCCGAGATGGATGATTGTACTTGCTGCATACTTGAGGCCGCTGCCTCCCCCCATTTCCTTAGTTGGAATGTAAGCTCCGATAACGTCATAGGTGTGATTGGTTACGATCATTGGAATGTTTGCTTGACCCAACTTCAGAGTGAGCATTCTGAAGGCACCTTTGACCAGTTGGGATTTGGTCATGTCTCGGACTTGTTTGTCGTTGAGCGCGTCAGTAATCTCTTTCTCTGTGGAAAGCATTCCTAACGAGTCTAATACAAACATGCACGGTTTGCGGGAATCTACTGGTTTCTTTTGGTATAGATCCACTGCCTTGAGTGCTTTGCTCCGAAACTCCTCAATGGTAACGACGTTAATAACAACAACGCGATCTAAGTCAATGCCCCGAGATTCAAGTAGGGATTTGTTAACGGCAGCCTCTGTATCAAAGTAAAGACAGTAACCATCAGGATTAGAATCCAGAAAGTTTTTAACAACAGCGAGAGAGAAGAAAGTCTTTCCAGTAGAAGACTCACCAGCAATAGCAGTAATCTTATTCCCAGATACACCACCAAATATGCTACCTGAAACCAGTGCGTTAAAAATGTAACTACCCGTGTCAACATAAGTTTCAGTCTCGTCGATGTCTGAAGCGAGTTGGGTGTACTCGCCACCAATCTCTTTTACGATGTCTTTAAGGAAATCCATTATCCAAAAAATAATTCAAGGTTTACCGTTTTTTCAACATTCCATCCAATCGCATCCAAGATAACCTTGACAGGTTCTAGGAATGCCTTGTCAAATTGTAAGTCATAATCAATGTATTGTTGAAGACCGAGTTCCCTTGGAAAATCTGAAGCAAAGGAGATCACATTCTCCCCCATGGGATTTGGTTTCTTCAATTGGACAAACTTAATTTTGTCCCCATTATTAATCATTGAATATTTATTCTCAAGACCTTTCTTTTTTACATAATGATTGTGAAGCAATGCTCCACGAACATGCATTGGGCAACCTTTGCCATAGATCGTGGCATTGTTCTTGTGTTTGTTCACATCGGAAACTGAGCGCGGGAAGGCAATCTCCTCTGGTGTCATCTTCTTAAACTTGATTCTTGCTTGTTCAATGTAATCGATGACCTCATCCTCAGTTGCACTCATCATTAGTTTGAGTGCGTCCTTAATCATTGTGCGACAGGGAGCAGGAGTGGATGACTTCACTGCCTCAATGCCCATGATCTTCAGTTTGGGTTCCTCATAACGAACACCCTCACTGTCCCACACATTCAAGATGTAACGCTTCTTCGCTGTCCAGATGCCACGGTCAGCAATGTTCTCTCGCTTCATTTGCATCTTCTGATCGTAAGCATTCACGTACTCAGCAAGACGTGTGTAACACTTGTCGATGTAAGGTTCCAACTGATCCTCACAGATCTTGTTGATCATGGTTACAGTCTTCTCTTTGTCATCAGAAAACTTAGAGAGAAACTTATCCACAACGGGACCGAAATTCAAATAAATCGAGTCAGTGTCGGAAGCAATAACATAATCACCATTCTCAGTCTTGAGAAGATTATTGAGGTAATCATTCATCTTCTTCTCAATCCAGCGGATTGAAGTCTGACCAGACAGAGTGATTGCTTCTGCATTGGCAAGTTTAAAGTAACGGAAGTAAGCGTTACCAATGGCACCATAACAACTGTTCAGACAGATCTTACGAACCATCTGAAAGTTGTGGAACTTAGCGATGTCCTTGACCGTTTGATCCTTTTGCTTCAGAAGAACGGGATCTTTGTTGCCTTTGAGTTTCGATTCGATGTCAACCAACTTCTGCTTGCACTTAAGCATCTCCTTCTTAAATGCCTTACGTTCAGCGTACATCTTCTCCATCAACTCAGGCATGAATCCCTTCACGTCCTTACGGAACATTGCCCCGTTGGCACAGACAGCATAATCTTTGTACAATTCAAAGTTGATTTCCTCATTCAGAATGCGATCAACAGTTGCAGTCGGATGACGATCATCCACCAGTGTCTCTGGTGAGATGTTGTACTGCATGATCAGGTGAGGATAAAGAGAGTTAAGGTCAAAGGATACAACCCAGTCATACTTTCCTGGTTTGGGTTCCTTCACATAAGCACCAGCAAACTTCTCATCCTTATCACTCCTGTCCTTTGGAGGAACAACGATCTTCTTCTTTTTGAGGTAATTGTAAATGATGGTGTCCCACAGTCGAACCTGGAACATTGGATCAACAAAGTTCACCTTGGCATCATATGCCATCGTAATAACCAGTTCAATCAGACGAAGTTTATCCTCCAGTCTGTCAACCAATTCCACGTCAACGATGTTGTAATCAACGAACTTTTTCCAATCGTTGGTGTAAAACTCTTTGAAAGTGTCAAACTCAGAGTGATCCAACTTCTTCTGACCAAGTTCCACATCAGCAATGAAGTCCAATCGATAAGACTCACGATTGGTGTAAGTGAACTTCTTATAAAGTTCTAAGTAATCGAGACTGGTGATCCCAGCAATCTCAAAGACATTGTACTTACGTCCAGAGATGTGAATCTCTTCTCCAGTCACACGACCCCAAGGAGAAAGCATTCGGACCTTCTTAGGTCCGAGCACTCGATCAATGCGACCACAAATGTAAGGAATATCGTAAAGACGTGTGTTCCAACCAGTGACAACTTCTGGATAATTATTGGACCACCAATAGAGGAAAGCATTGAGCATTTCCGCTTCCTCGAGATGGTGATGATAAGTCACATTATCCTGAGACGGTGTGTAAGGATAACGCCCCCAGGTAATAATCTTCTTGGTGGAATAGTCCTGAATGGAGATGGTCAACATCTCTTCATTACAGTGCTCTGGGTCGGGGAATCCCTGCTCAGACTTCACCTCAATGTCAATGGTTACCAGATCGATCTTAGAGATGTCAAACTTAATCTCATCCTCAGGATACTTATCAGAGATGTATTGATAGATGTATCTCTCGTTTCCATAAATCTTAAATCCTTCCACTTCATCATACTTGCGGAAGAATTCCCGACAGTCACGAATGGTGCCAGGTTTGATGGGTTCTACATGCTCACCCTCAAGTGTTTGCCAATCCGTTTCTCGTTTCGACTTGACAAACAAAGTGGGAGAATATTCCTCCCGAAACATAACCTTTTGACCACCTTCATATCCACGGACGAGAACATCGTTGCCAATCAGTTGGACGTTGGTGTAAAAGCGCATTATTTCAGGAGACCTTCGTATTTGTCTTTCAGTTTACCAGTTGGATCAGCGATAGTCAAGATCTTATCAGAGTGAATCATGAAGGTATTCTGATTGGTAAGATCAACCAACCAAGGAATCAAATTCCCATCTGCAGTTATGATGAAGGGTTCAGTCAATTTGCAATCTGGTTGACCCAGATCAGCAGAGACCTCTTCAATCTGCGTCAGTAAATTCAGGTTGCTCAGCACCAGGACCTTCAGGTTTTCCATATTTCTTAAGTGAGTTTTGGTAAAGTGTAAGAACTTGATCAATTGGGTCAACGATACTTACAACCCAATCAGTTGGAACAGGAATAGTGTCATCTTTACTAAGAGGAACCCAAGGTGAGATTTTGATCGAACTTTCGTTTTCCTCCGTTGCAAACAGTCGAACTCTGCAAGGTTGCTTCAAGAAATAACCAACGACTGCTTTTGCCTCACCAACACACATCTCTGCGACATCAGCAACGACATCTTCACCAGATTTCAAAAGGACTAATTTGACCGTCATTTTCTAATTCGTTCTCCTATATATAATAGCATAAAAAAGGGGGGAAGGCAACTGGATTTT